TTATTACCTATATCCATAATACTATCCGCAACATCGATACCAAAACAGCTTATAGGTAAACCTCTATCTGTACCGGTATTAGATAATACAGGGGAGGCTAAACATAACCATCCTTTCCAAATATAATCAAAAAACTTATCCGCTAATTCTGGTTTATATAACCTTCTAGCAACAGTATTAGAAACTCTCATATAAGCTTCTTTTGGTGTTTCACCTTGTAATAGATAACCACCTGATATAGTCTTCTTATATACGTCCGTATCGCCCCAGGAAGGGTAATCTACCCCTTTCTTCCAATCGTTATTCCACATCTTTTTCTACAAAGGGTACACCTTCTTTTTTAGTTTCGTTTTCTTTCATTTCTTTTTCTAGCTCTTTAATAGCTTTTTTATATGCTGGCATCTTCTGTATAGTTTGTAAAGTACCAACTGATAAATCCCTAAGATTTGTTAATTCTTGTAGAACACCCTGCATTAAAGCACCTAGCTGTTCTATTTTTTTTCTCATTATTATTAATTCTGATTCTTTCATATTTATTATTTAATTCCACAGGAGGCGGTTATAAAACTAACCACTTCGTTAATACATTTTTCACTATCCGCATAGCTACTGCATTTTTCAATAGCATATATTTCTATTGTTTTTTGATCACATTCAACCTCTTGCTTAGCGCAAGATATAAATGTTAATATTAATATACTACCAAATATCTTCAAAATCTTCACCTTCGTTTGCTTTAGAGTAATCAGTAGGTCTGATAGCAAAAAAATCGGTATGAGTAACACCACCAGTAAGATGATAAAACCAATCCAAAGCGCTAGCTTTGTTCTCGTTATACCCAAAATGTTGTGAAGATTCCGTATATCCAAGTTCGGTAATTTTTTCATTTGCTCTTTTCTTTATAAAGTTTTTTAAATCTTCTTTCTTTAAATTTTCAATATCACCTTGTTCAAACATTTTATCGATATATTTCAATTCAAGGTCAACCATAATATCAGCAGCTTCTAATACATGATCTTTACATTCTTGTTTAAGTCCTGGAGTTTCTTCACACATATGTCTAAATAATTGACAACCCATTTTTGAGTGTAGTGATTCATCTCTTACAGACCATTTCATTTGCTGCCCAACTCCTTTAAGTAGGTTTCTAAGCTGAAAGCTATATAGAACAGCAAAAGCAGAGTATAGCGAAACACCCTCAGCGAAAGCGCTAAAAACTGCCAAACTTTTTGCAATACCAATTTTATCTTTTCCTTCATAACTAACTAAATTTTCAAATCTATCAGCGGTAGCCGGCTCGTGAAGAAAGGCTTCGAAATCCTCAAGACCAAGCGTTTCATTTAAGTACGAGTAGGCTACTGCATGAATAGTTTCTTGTGATCCAAACATCATTGCCATTTGTTGTATTTCATGTTTAGGAAACCAACTAACAACTTTTTGTGTCCAGTAATCTGATACCGCACATTCTGTTTGTGCGAATCCTAATAATATATTACCTACTAAATTCTTTTCAGCAGGTGTTAATCTTTCATTCCAGTCTTTCACATCCGCCGTCATCGGTATTTCTGTGTGTAACCAAAATGCTTGTGCCTGTGGCAACCAACCTTCTGTGTAATACTCTGGGTATTCAAAAGGTTTATAAGCTATTCTTTCATCAAATAATCCCATATTAATTGTTTTTGTTTTGTTTTAAAATCTCAAATGCAATATCTACAAATGGTAGATATAACACATGTGATACTATTTCCTCTAAATCATACGTTCTAATTCCTATAAGTATTCCTGGATATAAGCCTATAGATATTCTCCATACTCTCATATTCTACCTTGTCCTCTGTAAGCTTTTTTATAATGCTTACTTGATTTAACATTACTTGTTTTGGTTTTCGCATGAACCCCTGGTCTTCTAACTTTTTTTCTTTCTAAGACCGCGTGTGTTATTATTCTTCTAGCCATATACGTCTACTTTATATTTTTCATGAATTTCAATCAGTTCATTCCATCTAAGAAATCCTCTGTTTATAGCCCATTTTATATGTTTATCAACTTGTCTTTCTTTATATTTTAATCTAGCTATTTTCTTTTGTTTTTCAGAATTTCTATTACTCTGTCGCATTCTTTTTGGTTTTGTGGTTTAAAAAGTATATAACTAGGAAACTGTTCAGTAACTAATTTTTTAAATAATTTCCATCTAATTGGAAAAGATTCATTAGGCCTACCTTTAGTTTCTATTATAA